GCTTAGATGGTCAAGAGAAACATTTGGAAGTCAACCTGATAGAGAACAACTAATCCAAGATCACATAGCAGCATAATGTCAAAGGAAAAATTTGTACCCGTCAATGGTGCATATAATATTACTTCAGATCAGGCAACTGAGTTTACTGAGTTTTTAAGAAATAAAATTAAAGACAACAACAAATTTACTTCCGATGGCAAACCTAGTAAATCTGGAGTAATAACAAAAACATACATTGACGGAAAACTTCAACAATTTAGAAACAGAGCACTTAAAGGTGATAACAGTGTAAATTCATTTGGATTTGCAAGTCAAGCTTCTAAAAACAGAGAAATAGCTAAAAGAGAAGAAGCTAAAACAACAACTACACCTAATACAACAGTAAGAAAAAGTGCTGATAGATATATTAGACAAAACACTGGTCCCGGTATACAAATAGATCACAGAAATACTTTAGCAAGACTTTTACAAGGTGTTAAATCTATTGCTAAACGTGATAAAATTAGTATACCAGCAGCTAATTTAAAATTAGCAAGTGCTTATTCAGAAAGTTATGGTCACAGTGTAGATAACTTACAAAAAATAACAGATAAACAAAATAATTTAAAAAACGTTCAAGAAACTGGTTTAGATAAATACTATAAACATTTAGCTGATAAACCTGATCGTTCTAATGTCGACGCTACAAAAGCGTGGAATGATAAACGTATACAATTAAGTAAAGGTATTAATCCTAAAGGAGGAGCATTAGTTAAAGTTACAAAATCAACTTCTCCTTGGAAAGCTGTAAAAGGTTTTACAACTGGTGCTGCTGAAAACATACAAACAGATGTTAAATCTAATCAAGGATTTAAACTGTCTGATTTTACGTACAAAGGCGGCTCTAGAGTGGCTGGATTTGGTACAGTATAGAAATACACATGACAGATGTTTTAACCGCCCTACAGGACGATTTCAAGCTGTTTCTGCAAGCTTTGTGGGATCAGCTAGATCTTCCCCAACCAACGAGGGCACAATATGCTATTGCAGATTACTTGCAGAATGGTCCCAAGCGACTACAAATACAGGCATTTAGGGGAGTTGGCAAGAGCTGGATTACTGGTGCTTTTGTTTTATGGACTCTATTTAATGACTCGGAAAAGAAAATAATGATAATATCAGCTTCTAAGGAAAGAGCTGACAACATGTCAATATTTTTACAAAAACTTATTATTGAAACACCATGGCTAAGTCACCTACAACCAAAGAGCGACGACAGCAGATGGTCAAGGATTTCCTTCGACGTAAACTGCTCACCTCATCAGGCACCATCAGTCAAAAGTGTTGGTATTACTGGTCAGTTAACGGGAAGCAGAGCAGACCTGATGATTCTGGACGACATAGAGGTACCGGGAAACAGCATGACGGAGTTCATGCGTGAAAAACTTCTTCAACTCTGTACCGAAGCTGAATCCATCCTTACGCCGAAAGACGATAGCCGTATTATGTATCTCGGGACTCCTCAGACTACTTTTACTATTTATCGTAAGTTGGCAAGTAGGAATTACAGACCGTTTGTTTGGACCGCAAGATACCCAAGAAACAATACACCATACGAAGGACTCATAGCTCCACAGCTACAAGAAGACATAGATAAAGGTGTAACCCCTTGGACTCCTACAGATGACAGATTTACAGAAGATGACCTCGTTGAAAGAGAAGCGTCCATGGGACGTAGTAACTTTATGTTACAGTTTATGCTTGACACAAGTCTGTCAGACGCTGAGAAGTTTCCTCTCAAAATGGCTGACCTTATTGTTACTAGCGTCAATCCTACTAAAGCACCCGACAATCTCGTATGGTGCTCAGACCCACGGAACGTTCTTAAAGACCTTCCAACAGTCGGTTTGCCGGGAGATTACTTCTACTCTCCTATGCAAATACAAGGAGAGTGGGGTGACTACCAAGAAACCATCTGCTCAGTCGACCCCTCCGGTAGAGGAGCCGATGAGACTGCCGCCGCCTACATATCGCAGAAAAATGGCTTTCTCTATCTACACGAAATGCGTGCCTACCGGGATGGGTATTCCGACAACACCCTGTTGGACATACTAAAAGGTTGTAAAAAATACAACGTAAATACACTCGTAATAGAATCTAACTTCGGTGACGGTATAGTAGCTGAGCTATTTAAAAAACACTTACAACAAACAAAACAACGTATATTAGTAGAAGAGGTAAGAGCACATGTTAGAAAAGAAGACAGGATTATTGATACTCTCGAGCCTGTGCTTAATCAGCACCGTCTTGTTGTTAACCGTTCTGTCGTCGAATGGGACTATAACGCCAACAGAAACGCTCCTCCAGAAGAAAGGCTTCTATACATGTTGTTCTACCAAATGAGTAGAATGTGTAGACAGAAATACGCAGTTAAACACGATGACAGGTTAGACTGTCTAGCGCAAGGTGTAAAATACTATATAGATGCACTGTCTATATCAGCACAGGAACAGATCAACTTACGTAAACGTGAAGAGTGGGACGATATACTAGAACAATTCATAGACGACCCTCAAGCTGCTACTAATCATTTAGTCTTAGGAATGGATGTAGAGCAGCGTAAAGAGGCTAGAAGTAAGTCCGACGGTAAACCAGTCGCTAACTGGTTTTAGGACCGATGGCGTCCTTATAGGGGGGAGAAGGGTGGACTCCCCCTCAACAAATACAACTATTAGCTAGATATTCCTTAATAATATCACCTCTAATTACTACCACTAACTACTATGACTAAGTTAAAGATTAGCCACTTCCAAGAATTATATAAGAGTTTAAAGACTCCTTTCCCACCTATTAACTTCTTAATACTGGGAGTGTTAGTCGGTCTAGAAAACAGATGGATTAACTTAAAGGCAGAACAAACTGTCGATAAGGCTATAGATGAATACATGGCAGAATATGATGAGACTGTTTATAAAGCAGTAGTAGAAGAAACTGAAGACGGTGGGTTTACTATTGGATACTTTCCGGAGAAAGAAGATGAATAATGCAGCATTTGAAATAGCATTTTGGACTTTATTAACTTTATACTTCCTTAAACTAACAGGAGTTTTAAAATGAAGCTGTTCTTAGATTCAGCAATTATTAAAGATATAGACAGCAGACTAGCATCTGGTGTTATATCAGGCGTTACCACCAACCCTACGCTGATAAAAAAGAGTGGCAGAGAACCAGACGATGTTTACGCAGATCTTATACAAGATCTAGGCGTACATGACGTTTCTATAGAGGTAAACGGACAGTTTGCCGACCAACTTATAGAGAATGGCATACAATACGGTAAATTATGGCAAGATCAAGCTACTATCAAGCTACCCTGCACACCGGAGGGTATACGGGCTTGTAAGACGCTTAGTTACATGGGCATACGTACTAACATGACGTTAGTGTTTAGCGTGTCACAGGCGATTCTATGCGCCTTAGCGGGAGCTACCTACGTGTCACCCTTTGTTGGACGTTTAGACGACAACGGACACGATGGTATTGGACTGATTAGAGCTATCGCTAACCTATACTGCCATGAGAATGTAGAGACAAAGATATTAGCTGCAAGTATTAGAGATGCTAGTACAGTTAGCAAGGCATTTACAGCAGGAGCACACATTTGTACCATACCGCCAAAGGTATTTGACGATATGTACAAACATGTACTAACAGATAAGGGGTTGTTCCAGTTTATTATAGACAGTGGACAGATAAACCCTTAAATTTTGGCAAAAATGTCTGAAGTGGTATACGCATATGCACGGAAACTTAAGAACCCCCATGGGGTATGTGCCTGTGCGTATATGCGCGATCAATTAACGCAGGCAGGCACCCGCACGCGGATTTATTGTCCAACCTTGGTCCAGCTCGCTTCGCTCGCCCCGCACAACACAGTGATACCAAGGGTTGTCGGGCAATGCAGTACTGTCCAAGTGACAGCACGGCAGAGGAGCGAGGCGGAGCCGAGCGGGATACCACTAAACCGCGCAGGGGTGCAGGCACGCGGATTACTGGAACGCGGGTAGCGCGATCTGTCGCC